CAACTATTACACTAATAAAAAAATTCCGGATTAATGATCTCATTTATATATACCTATTATGTATATTTTTTTTAACAAATACCAACGAAGTTTTTTGTGTCAACGCTTTTACCTTTTTCTAAATTTTTTTTTATAAAATCAGCGTGTTGATTTCTCCAATCAAATGAGCATTCGTGTTTGCTCGCGGGTTGGTGATTAACACAAAATTTCTTATCACATTTACAGGCCCAAGATGTTATACATAATTTTTTTTTACACCCAGAAAGCGCACATCTGTTTTTAGATTTCTTTTTAGATTTATCCTTCTTTATTTTTTTCCCAGGACTCTGATTACAATTAGGAGATGGAATAGAATTCATCTTTATACATAAAAAAGATATTTTAATAAAAATCAAATTTTCTTAATCATACGATTTTCCAGGTTATATATTGGTTATTTTTTATGTAATATTTTTTGTAATATTTTTCCAGTTTTTTATTTACTGTATAAATAATTTTTTTATTTATTGAAGTATTATTAGTTTCGTTATCAATTTTTTTTATGGAAGAACCCCTTAATTTTTCCCAATTCATTATATAAGTAATATTATTTAGTTCTTTAAATATTTATTAATACTGATCGGGATATTTTTTATAGTGGAGAAACAGTAAGGGCATCTATTGTAACTATCCGGGTTTTTATTATTAATAATATATGATTTGATAAATGCTTTGTATGAAAAACAATGAGAACAATTTAATTTTATTACTTTGTCATTATCACTATTAATAATTTTTTTTAGCGATTCATATGTGATAGGGCAGTTTTTATTGGTTATTAAGTCATACCGTTTTATAATTTTTGACATATATAATATCTTATCTAAAAATATTTAACTAATTTATATTAGAATGAATGTATTAGATTGGAAAAATACTGACCTTAATAATTTAAAACTTAAATCATCATACATGACATCTAAAAGTAAAATAATACTGTCGCCCATCAAATATTTAAACCAAAATCTTATATACCAAACCCCCCCGGCATTAATATTAAAAAAAATACCTAATAATATTTATGGTAAAAAGTTCTATAAAATAGCCTTGTTTTATGAATATTACACATTTAATAAAAAGGCTAAAGACTTTATTGAAAAGATAATTGTATTAGAGAAATTTCTAATAAATAAATACAGAAAACTCCTTACGAATCATATATTTAATCCAAGTATAAAAATAAGTAAATCAACCGACGACGCATTCTTTAATGTCAATATCCAGATATTTAATAGCAAACTGGTATTACCGATATTTGATTATAAAAAAACTCGCCAGTCGCCGGATTATATTTTACCACGATCAAAAATCATAAACATAGTATACTTGAAAGATATGTGGAGAGTAAATAATCGGGTAGGATTTAATTGGGTATTACTCCAAACAAAAGTTCACTTGCCCTTTTTATACATAAAAAGATGTTTAATAGATGATGAACTGATTAATATTGACACGAGCAAAATCGATAGTATAGATAACTCATCAACTGTGTATAACAAGTATATTAAAATGCGGAAATTTGGTGTTCCAGAAGAAGCAATTAAAAGAGAATTACAAAAAAATAATTTATCCTACACTGATTTTACAAACTATAAACCTATTGAAAATATTAGTAAAGTAATACCTATAAAAAAACCTATGATAAACCCTGGTATGTTACGGGGTATTAAATTAAAAAAACCTAAGAAACGGAGGAAGAAAAAGCCCCCAGTAAAAAAAAATATTTTAGCAAATATTGATACTAAAAATTATCGCCCACCTACTACAGAAACACTCGCTGAATTAATTAAAAATCTCAAAAAGCAACCTGTAGAAATGCCAAACCTTTATTAAATCGCACTAGTTAATTTATATATCCATATATTATTTTCAGTATCATATTCCACTCGCCCGAACTTTTTATAGAAGGTACAATAATGTCGTTGCCATATTGCCAATAAAAGATGAACAAATTTAGGGTCCTTATCTAATTCAGTGGCGATAACTTCTGTACTTAGGCGACTAATGTTATCAAACTGGCGAGTATTTATAAAAAGATCTTTAATATCTGCGTTTATAGATAGATTATTAAGATAAAAGTTTTGCCATTCTTCGCTCATCCATAGGGCGTTGTCTATTTCTCCATTAGAATTAAACATCATTAATATATGAGTGAAGAAATTAATTATAATCAAATTTTTTTATGTTATTAAATAGTAATGAGTGATAAGTGTAAATTTGAAACACGTAAAATAACTTGTTATAATAACCATTTAGGTGAGAATGGTGTTACCGAGCCAAAGGTTATAACGATATTAGAAAAATGTTATAAAAATACAGCTTTTTCTACATTTCCATATTTTTGCGAGCATTCTAGTTCAGATGAAGCAATAACTTATACTAACAGTGGGAACTGTATAGCATTGTCATTATATGTAAAAAAAGAATTAAAAAAAATTTTTAATATTGAAAGTTGTTTAATACCCGCCACTATTCCAAAAAAATATCAACGCCAGGGATATCGCCCTATTTCCCACGTAGCATTACTTATACCTATTGATAACTCTTCTTCAGATACTGGTGTATTTATTGTAGATCCCGCGTTTTATTTTTTAAATCCTATGGAAATAAGAGATTTTAAAGAGGGGGTTGTATTTAGTAAAAATATATACACGCAGGAAACAAACCAGGATTTAACAAATTATGTTAGTATCGAGACTTTAAAATTTAAATTAAATCTCTACACAGAAGATCAACATTTTGACGAATGCCAAATGATACCCGCAGGAACATATTATGCTAACTGTTATGCCGTTGGTGACCCAAAAGATAGTTGGAATTATTTTTTAACGGAGATTGTTAATCCAGATGAGGCTATAACTTATGGGTTTTTTTTACAACAACAGGAAGGCCCCTTTATCACGACGACTCAAATCGGAGGTGACGGTATCCCCCATATAGATGGGTATCTGAAAATAAAGGGTGACAATGTAACCTATTCAAAAAATTTAAAAAATGCTCAAACCTATAATATTAATAATATCAACGAGAGTGTATTAAAACAAATTAATAACGATATTGGTCATTTTTTTAACGGCGATATTCGCAAATATTTATAAATCCTCAATAATTTTTTATAATTATAAATAAAATATTAAATTTTATTTATAAATCTTCAAATTCCATATCACATTCCTCATTAGAACACTCCTCATTAGTATTAGCATTAACTGTATCACATAGCGGGCAGACCCATTTATCACTTCCTATAACTGGTTTTAAATCTTCGTCATCAGTGTCACTTTCTTCCACGTCTTCATCAATTTCCGGGAGTTTTATTTTTTGTAAATAACAAGTTCTAACCAACTCTCTATATTTAGATAAACTCACTTCGTTATCTAAGAAATTACCATTAAACTCTGGATGTTCAGTTTTTACCTCTTCTTCACAATCATCAATTAGACTAAATATTTTAACATATTGTAGAAAATTGACATTAAACTCCAAATTAGAGTCTACAAATTTACCTATTTGAAGTTTTTTACCTTCCTCAATAAAATTAATAGAAAAGAATGAATAATAATTATATAATATCGCATTATTGACAATTTCTTTTTTGGATTTTAATGGAAATACGATACATTTTAGATTAACGTTATTAAGTTCCAATTCCGAATTATTTAGTGTAAACTTAATAACTTGGTATTTTACACTCGCATCACGTATTGTCTGCCTCTCCTTTTGTATGTCTCCATCTAATGTATAGGTAGCCTTTATGAGTGGATTAAATTTATAAATGTAACCCTTTTCATCGCGTAAATTATCAATTATAAGGTCAGGCGAATGACATTCCAATTCTCCCAGATTCAATGGGTCAGATGTCTTATTTTCATTTAAATTTAAAACACAATCCACCGCACTTTCTTTTATTAAATATAAAAACTTGTTAAGTAGTCTTTCTTTTCGGGATGCTATAAGTGTTAAATATTCATCAGTGCTTTTGCCTTTATCACTATGATTTATTTCGTAAGTATATTTACCAATAAGTCTCATAAAATAATCTATACTTTCCGCATAAGATTTATCTGTGTTTTTCGTATCACTTGTATCCAAACTGTTTATATCTGCTACTAATTGTAAGATCTCTGGAGAGTTTAATTGTTCGGGAGTAATTGTTTCTAATTGAGCATTAGAAAATTTACACATATACGCAAACACTTTCACATTTCTATCTTCTTCATCTAAAGCAATATGTGAACGAACGCGGCGGGCGCGACCGATTACTTGGTTTGTGCGAACATTATTCCAATAAGGTTCCATTATATGAACTTGTCTTACATTTGCCAAACTAATTCCCTCGGCCCCAGAAGATGTTGCTAATAAAATTAAACATTCTTGACCATATTTATTATCATTCCCATTAAAACGTTTAAGAATATCTATTCTTTCTTGTATATCTGTTTGTTTACCAGTCCATAAAACGTAGCGACACCTACTTAATTTGCTGAAATTACTTTGAGTAACCTTTACAAGGTCTTTTTTCTTAAATTGGCTGAAATCTCTATCTTGATACATTATTTCCATATCACAATTTTTTGTAAGGTAAATTTCGGTCGGACTAACTGATACTACTCTATGTGTTGTCGAAATTATTTTACCATCATCGTCTGCCTTTGTCCATCTTATAAGATTACCTGGGTGTAATTCATTGCTAATATTAAATTCCCCTACATTTATGCGTTTATTTGAAGTTATTGTACACCATTCCTTGATTTCTTCCGCGTTATCGGTTAATTCCAATAACTTTCTACTCCAATTTAATTCTTCAAAACCATTTTTTTTCAGCACTTCTGTAAATATACGTATACCCTCCGCTGTTAAAAATTGTGAATATACAAAAACAGACCCAGGTGTCGTAATAATATTTTTAAATATCTCAACATATTTAGGTGACAACCAAGATAAATTATATGGTTCATTACTAACTAATGCATGGAAATCTAAATAAACATCACTTTCAATTAAGCGACTTATCTGATGCTGTAAAAGTTCTTCGTATTCTTCGTCGATGGTAATATCATTAAATATATCTTTTTTATCAGATTCTAAATTATAACTCAGGTAAAACCTATTCAACTCAGTTTTTATTAAACTAAGTTCCGCATCTATATTACTGTTTTTTTTTATTAAATCTTGGTGGACTTCGCATAATTCCGATATTGTAGAGCATAGTCGCATCAAATAATCTTTATTTTTATCTACCAATGTATCAAGTTCGGTAAATTCGTCAAATGAATCCGGATTAATATTTATTCTAATTTTTAAAGATAAAATATCGATATTTTTTTGGGGTGATGTTTCAGTCGCTGGTAATTTAATAGAATTTTTTATATAATTCATTAATAATAGGTCTGGATCAAAAGTGTTATCTTTTGTAAAAGATTTAATAAACTCCGTTGTCAAAAGTTTTTCTAAAAAATTAATTTTTAATTTATATAAACTTTTAATTTTGTTAACAATTTTTTCATGAGTAGGAGTTTTATAACTTAAAATATCCACCCCTGACGCCGATAAATTCAATAATTTCTCAATTTCATTCATAATATATTCCATGTCATACTTATTTTTCTTTGTGACTCTCGTAATATCAGGAGGAAACGCGAATATACTAAGTTGGCGGGTAGCTGTTTTAAAGGAGGCTTTTATATTTGCGGAACCCTTTATAAATTTGTCTAATCTAGATATTTTTTCCTTTTTCCGTTCTTCCTCCCGTTCATTACAATATTTCATAAATTGGTACATACTAAAATCTAAAAGTTTATCTTCCTTCTCTACTTCGGGAAAAATACTATTACCTTCATTATCCCGCTGGCGTTCATTATAAAATGATGTCATTCCGGTGATGTTATTTTTGAAATTTCTAGAAAACATTACATTATCTTCCTGATCAATATATGCGTCTTTAAATAATTGAATTTGGTCTGTAATAAATTGACCATCTCCTAATAAACGTTCCTTCCAAGAATGAGAAGTGTCTATAATTGTATTAAAAATAGCATGGACTCCAATAGTCTTATATTCTATTAAATAATTAGGAAATATCTTTTTAAAATCTTCAACAAGATTATGTATAAATTCTTTATCACTAAAATCATTTAATTTATTTTTAATTACCCCGACATACTCGCCTTCCACCAATTTTTTTATAAACCCCCTAGGTATCCTAGTAACCTTTAATGTATTTTTTTGTAAATCAAAACGATCGATTGATTTGTAGCTTTCTAAAAATTTTACAACTTCCGTATCATCTAATGAAACCAACGTATCTTTTGATGAAAGCTGAAATTCAAATGACTTAATTAATCCCTTTAATATATTATATAAAATAGAAAATTCAAATACATCATTAATACTCGGTGTTCCAGAAAGTCCTACTATTCTAACATTTTCAGCCCTCACTAATAATTCAAATATTATCCCGCCATTAAAATTTACACTTTCTGAATTAGGCATTATAAGAGAAATTAAATTGTGAATTTCATCAATAACGACAACTTTATCATTAAAAGGATTAGCAATCTCGCCGCTATTAATTTTAAACATAATACTATTTATGTCGTCTACTGTTATTTGACTGGATGTTTTGTCCCCGACAAGTTGCTTAAAATTAGGTATTAAATTTTTTAAAATATTAATAACCGTATACGCCCCAGCATTGTACGAACATAAATGATATTTGTATTTAAACGACTCTTTTATTTGCTTACATATATTTGACTTATCTAAATCAGAAAAATCATTTTTTATTACATAATGGAGATAGTTTTCTATCTGTGCTAACGAAACTATACTGTCAACGGCCCCCGTTTCAGTTGGAACTTCTTCAACACTAACTATTTTAGGAGAAGGAAAAACAGCCATGTCCATATCAGTTATATTTTTAGAAACTTCTTCTACCGATTGTGTCGCATCTTTAGTTGCC